TCGGCTGATACGTTCGAGCGGATCTGATCGTCGCGCTGGCCGAGAATCTGCTGAATATCTGCGCTGGTCTGCTGCACTAGGGCGGCCATCACAGGCGGCACGTCGGCGGGCTTGGTATACGCCACCGGTCCGATGATAGTCTGCGTGCCGTCCGCGTTGGTGATCGGGTTCACCAGCATGTAGGGGCGTTGCTTGAGGGGGTCATCAGCCCACCACAATTCGTGCCCTGCGACTTGCTCCGGCGTCAGCACCGGCTTTTCGTGCGGCGTCAGCGCGGCGATGTGCGCCAGCTGGCTGATCTGCATGTTGTACAGCCGCTGAGGGTCTTTCGCGATGCGCACATGCCCGCGCACACGCTCGACGCCATCGACCATCTGACGCTTGGCGTAGAACGGCACGACGGGGATGTGCTTGCCGGGGATGCGCTCCGGGCCCGACAAGATCTTGCCGCCCGAGCACGTCCACTTGCGCACGATGCTGCGCTTGATGTCGCGGCGCTTGATCTCGCGATCACCGAGCGCCTGGCGGGTTTCAGCTTGCGGCTCCCACTGCGACAACAGCATCTTCTGCTCTTCGCCGTCGAGCCCTTCAATCGTCACCCACGTCTCGGACTCTGAGCCGAGTTCGTAGTACTCCGCGACCCAGACGGTCTCACCGGTGCACCAGTCTTCGTAGTTCTGCGTGATCTCACGCGGCCACGTCGCCGGGTCGTCGTTGTATTTGTCACGGTACGCCTGAGTCGGCATCGCCGTCAGAACATACGCGTATGTCGCGTCTGATTTGTCCGCCCGCTTTGCTGCCGGGTCGAAATACACCGACACGTCGGCGTCCGGGATAGGCTCGATGCAGATGCGCTGGTATTCGTTATCCGGGTCGCTGTCGTCTTCGTAGCGTGAGCGCAGGCGCCAAGCGCCCATGCCGCCCGTGATACCCTCTTCGAACGCCGTGTCGTATGCCTCTTGTGCGTGCGAATCGACTTCATCAGCGCGGTAGAGACTGTCGAGCGCGTCGGCCAGGTTGTCGGAGCCGTTGCCACCGCGTGGCCGGAAATCAACGCTGATGCGGTTGTTGCGATACTCCGACATCATCCGTTCAAGCGATTGCGCGATCTTGTTGACCTCCATCCGAGGACGGTTGTCGTACAGCTTGCCCAGATCGCCTTCCCACATCGCTCCGGCAATAGCCGCGAACCGACGGTCCTCCAGCATCATCTGCCGCTCGTCGCGCACAGCCGATTGAATGTCGCCGAACTGGCGCAGTACGCGCGCATGCAGTTCGTCGCGGGTCTCTCTCGGCATCAGCGGAATCTCGTCACGACGTCGCGCACGACGACGGGCTTGCGGGTTTGCTCTGATCGACGCAGTCCTTCGCATGCGTAGCGCAGGGCGTCGATCACGTGGTTGTTCTTGTCTTCCAGCACCGGCAAAACGTGCCCGGTTAATTCGTCCGTCTTGTAGCTGTAGTGCGTCAGCTCGGCGATCGTGTTCTTGCAGCGCGGGTGCACGACGATGTCGTAGCTCTGCAGAAACTCGATGCCCTCTTCAAGGCTGCGCGCGCCCTTTACCGCTGGGCCGATCTTCTGCGACCAGTTGTTGCGCATGTGGCTGATCGTCTCCGGTCGTGCGGAGTCTGCGATCGTCCACCACTTGCGTGCGTCGGGCACCGTGTCGAACAGGTTGGGCAGGTCGACGATCTCGCAGCCGACCATATACGCCTCGTGCAACACGTACAGCGTCCGACCCTCGACTGCGCATTGCACAAGCACTGACGGATCGACGCTGAATCCCCAGTCTGCGCCCTGCCTGAGCGTCCAAGCCGGGTTGACGTCGAACTCATCGATGCGCCAGTTCTTGAACACGCGCGTTTCGCTGTTCTTGACGTAGCCGCCGCACCAAACGTGCTGGTATTTGTCCGGGTCGCGGCTGCGGACCCATTCCATGTCCTGCCGCAAAACGGCGGGGAAAAACGGGTTCTGCTCGTAGTTGACCTGCCGAACAATTGAGCCGGGCGGCGGCCCTTTCGGACCACGGAACAGCACGTCGATCGGATCGTCGACGTTCTCCGGGTTCCACTCCGCCCATATCTCCGACCCCGGCTTGCGAACAGTCGGGATCAGCAGATCGAGCGACCGTTGCGATACGCGCGCCGCTTCAAACACTGCCGCGATGTCTATCCCTTCGGTCGACTTCACCGCATCTGGGTTCGTGCGCAGACCGCCGAAAATGAACAGGCTGCCGTTTTTGCCGCGAATCTCAGTGTCAGTCGACTCGTAGAAGTGGCCGAGCTCGCTGACTGCGATCTTGTCGTCCAGCAGCCGCTTGACTGAGTCCCGGATCGACTTCTGCACTTCGCGGTAGCAGCCGATTCTCAGCGGCCGTTCCGCCGCTTTGAGTATCAGCGCCTGCGCGAGACTGTGTGATTTCGCTGATCCGCGACCGCCGTGCACTGCGCGATAGCGCACCGGCATTCCGTCATCAGCCGTTGTTGCCCACAGAAACCGGAACGCGTCCGGTATCTCAATCGGCATCCGGTGTCACGAACCGCACTTCAATGGCCGTCTGCACCGGTCCGCCGTCCGAGCCGGTCAACTCCGTCTGCTGCTTCGGCTTGCCGTCCAGTCGATCCGCGATCATCTGGATCGCCCACTGCTCACCGGCAACAGCTTGCGTCACGAGCTGATCAGCGATCCGGTTCAGCGCGCCGTCGTTGCGCACCATTGCGCGACGCAGGGCAGACTCAAAGTCCTTGGCTTTGGCCGCGTACTGATTGCCTTTGGGAGCCGCCATGAGTCTTTACCTAACAAATTGAATCACTTGCATGTTGCGCTTGCCGGCAATGCGTTCATACAGGCCCGCCAGGAGCACCGAACGCAGACGCCAGAAACGCAAAAACCCGCACAGAGGCGGGTTCTTGGGTGACTTGTGTGACGATGATCACATCATGCCTGAATCTTCGGGTGTGTCAACAAATTACGCCGCCTGATCTTGCTCGTCTGCGTCTTCGACCACTTCGAACCGACCGTAGATCCGCTCAGACAGGCGCGTGTAGGCGGATTCCAGCGCCTCATGCACCGTCGATTCGCCCTTGCCGAGCCGCCGAGCTACCTCAGCATTGCTGCGCGGGCTGCCGGGGCGATCGCCGTGGCGGACGACGTACTTGTCGATCACGGCTCTCCGCATTTCGTCGGGCAGGTCGCAGATTGCGCGGTGTGTCTCAATGCAGCGCATGTTGTGCGCGATAACGTTCGCCCGGCGCTCGACCTCGCGAGACAGGCCGCCGTCAGGCCGGCATTGCACAGCGTCGCCGTCGACGATGAGGGTGTCGTAGTGCAAGCCTTTGCCACGGCTGCCAGCAGCGTTGCGCTGGTCGACGAGGTTGCCGCTAGGGCTGACTGACCGCGTGATGTCGTGGCGGGGCTCCTGAATCCACCGGCCCCAGTGGGCGAGCCGTGAACGGACCGAATTGCGGTCTGCACTTCTCGCGCGCGCGTTCATTTTATGCACACGACAACGCTACAGCATTTCGGCGCGTTTTGCTAGATGCTGATTCAGCCGACGAACGGTAGCTATAACCCCTTGCAGAATGGTATCACCGTGATACTATGCATCCACGGTAAATCACTACCGCAACACACACAGACGAGGCGCACCATGTTCACCACCGACAACACCGAAGGCTTCACCTCCGCCGACCTGGCCCTGATGAACCAAGCTGCCGAGGCTCTCGTTGCGCAGGGCATCGATGCCGACAACGCGGCTGACATCGTCAACAACAACTGGCAGCCGGCCGGCAACACCGTCGAGTCGCTGACCCGTCACTGATGACGCCCGAAGCCATCCGGCAGGCCCGCACGGACGCGGGTCTGTCTCAAGTCGCCGCCGCTGCGCTACTGGATCGGCCGGTCCTGGCCATCAAGCGGTGGGAAGCCGGCACGGCCGCGATGGAGCCCGCAATATGGGCTCTTTATCGCGCTCGTCTGGCTGTCGTTGCTGGCGACAACCGCCGCGCTCTCAGCGTGCTGCGTGAGACCGTTCCGAGTGGGTGAAAGCGGCCGGTGCTGATCTCCGGCGACAGATGAAACCGCGCTCGGCCAACCGGCTCCGCGTGTCCATTGCCTTGCGGCCAACGATGGCGCATCAGCCTGCGCATTCGCTTTCAAGGATGGCGGCTGCGAGTGTGAGCGCCGGGAAATGCCTCACATGCAATCCCGACTACAGCCGCCATTCTTGAAAACCCCCGTCTTTCCGGAGCGTCATCGAGTCCCCAGTCTACAACTTGAGGAGGCCGTTGTCGGCGCTTTCTGTGACTCGCGGTCGTCTTGTTTTGAATCACGCCAGTCCGACCTGATCGCGTGTCAGCCCCCCTCCCTGTGGGAACCCGGCTGCTAGGCAACTTCTCTCGGCAACAACTTGCTGGGCCGCTGTGTCGCGCCCCTGCGCCGCTTCTCAACTGCGCTCGGCATCGGGCAACCGATCAGAGCGTTCTGCGCTTTCAGCAGCGCCAGGTTGTCGCCGTACTCGGCGTGGAACGCGCGCTTTTCGCGTGCGAGGCTCGGCCCGAATACCGCACGGCACTGCGCCGCCGTCCACTGGCCCCAGACCTCCCCGCGATGGCTCCACGGATTCAGGCAGACGGTGTGGTCCTGGCTGATCGTCCGACCTCCCTCGGTCAGGTGGTGGATCTCGCCAGGCACAAACCCGAGGCCGAGCATCCGCGCGACGATGCAGCCGGCATCCCTAGCCGCGTCCTGCCGGCGCTGCTGCTCTTTCGTCGGCGGGGGAATAGCGCGGGCCAGCGCCATCAGACATCCGCCCAAAAATCGACGCTGGCGCTGTGAACGGGGGCACCTTCCGGCAGGTGCTTGGCGATCTCGTCGAGGAACGTGCCGGCGACCTCCCCGATGCGGAGTTTGTCCGGCACCCTGACGACGATCCGCATCGGCTCAGCCTCGGCCGATGTGCGGATCACAGCATCCAGGCGCCAGCGCGCGGGCTTGCTGATGCAGCGGAAAACCTGCGGCTCGCCGTGGGCCGGGTCGTAGTGCATCACGCGCTGCATGCGCCCTCCCGCTTCTTGGCGCGGCGTGCGAGTTCGGCGTCGATCAGCTCGACGTAGCGGCGAGCCGTGGCCCGGCGCTCGTCCGAATAGCGGCCGTTGACGGCGTCGAACGCGTTGAACCGGCGCTGCGACTGCAGGACGTGGTCGGGCTTGCGGCGGAGTTCGGCAGGAGTCATGGCTCGATCAGGCCCTCGCACCAGAATGCGACGATCGGCGGCGGCTCCATGAAGCGGAAGAACGGGACGCTCTCCGGCCGATCAGTCCGGCGCAGGCACGTCTCGCAGCCCTCGCGCCATTCGCCGTACTCCTCGTCGTAGACGCCGTTGCAGCGGGAAACATCAGCAGGCAGGTTCATGCGGCTTCTCCGTGCATCTCGCTGCGCCACGCCCATGAGGCGATCAGCAGAGCGTCGGCGCGGCCGATGTCCTTCTTGCGGGTCAGACCTCCGGCAGCGGCCGGGAATAGCTGGATCGCCAGCGTGCGCGCCACGTCCTTTTCGCAGCCGTTGAGTCCTGCGGCGCGTTTCCAGACTGCCGGGCTGCCCGCCATGACTGGGATGCCGAGAGCCGCCAGCACGCCCTGAACAACGCCGTAGCCCTCGCCGAAGCGGAACATGCTCCTGACGCCCTGACCGGGCATCGCGGAGACACGTTCCAGCACGGCCAGCACGTGAGCGCCCGGATGCGCGGCCCGGATCTCCCGCAGCTGCGCGGCGAGCTCAGCGCCGTTCACCTGCTGACCGCCGGCCGGCCGGGCGACCGTGGGCATGTCGTAGAAGCCTGCAAACTGGCCATCGGCCAGCACTGCGAGCGCACCGGTCTGGCCGGGGTCGATGCCAATCGTCACGCGGTAGGTCATGCCGCAGCCCTCCAATCTTCGGGAAATTGCAGCGCGACGCGGTCGGCGTAGGCGTGCTGGACGTGTTCGAGGTAGCGCGATAGCTGGTCGGTGCTCATCAGCGAGGTGACGGGCAGGAATCGCATCACGGCCAACTTCTGGTCATACGTGAGGCTCTGCCGGATCGCGCCGTCGTACATGGCGCGGAAGTCCTCGTCCTCGGCTCGCAGAATCGGCACGCCGAACCGCAGCTTGCACTCGGCTTTGACGGCCTCCGGTGAACCCTCACCAAGCTCGCGGCTGATCTGGCCGTACCAGACGGCGGCCAGCGAGTTCTGAGACAGGCTGCGCGGCTTGCTGTCGGTGACCGTGGCGCGGATGTATCCGCTCGACTTGAACGCAGCGCGTAGCTCGCCGATGAGAGCTTGCAGGCCAAGGTCGTTGTAGATCGCGCGGGTGATCTTCACGCGGCTTTCGTCCCCGCCGCGTCATCGGCGCAGCACTGCCACGCCTCTTGCGACGTCATGAACGGGCCGCCGATCTTCGGGCCGCTCGGATAGGGGTAGGCGTAGACCATCTGGACGCCGGCCACGCTGGCTTTCTGCAGCATGTAGCGCCGGCATGGGGAATAGCGGTTGTAGAGGCCGCTGCCGCGCTTCAGCCATTCATCAAGTGGAGCGAGACTCATGCGGCGCTCCGGTCTTTGTAGAACGGCGTCACGTTGTGGTGCGGCTGGTAGATCCGCTGCGTCGCGCCGTCGAACTCGTAGCCCTCGATCCAGCCGGTGCGGCCGCCGCGGTTCTTGGCCAGGCCAATTTCGATCGGCTTCGTCGGCTGGTCGCGCTGGTCATACGGCGTGTGCAGGAACATCACGATGTCGGCGTCCTGCTCGATGTTCCCGCTGTCGCGCAGGTCGCTCATGATCGGCCGGCGCTTCTCTTTCTCGCACTCGCGGCTGAGCTGGCTGAGCGCGATCACCGGGATGTTCAGCCGCTTGGCCAGCTGCTTGAACGTGCGGCTGATGTGGCCCATCTGGTCGTTGCGGCTGTTGAACTTCTGCCGCGTCGTGACCAGCCCGATGTGATCCACGGCGGCAAGTTGGATGCCGTGCCGGTGCCGATGCAGCGCGATCTGAGCGCAGATGGCGTCCAGGTCATAGCTATCCGTGTCGATCCAGAGCGGGATGTCGCCAAGCCGGCTGTACGCCTCCGCACCGGCATCCACCTCGTCGGTGTAGCCCAGGCTGAGCTTGGTCACGTTCACGCCAGCCTCGGCGGCCAGTGCGCGCACCATCAGCGCGTCGTCGCTCATCTCGAGCGAGCAGATCAGCGTGCCGAATCCGTGGCGCGCGGCGTTGACGCCGGCCAGGTTCAGCAGCGCCGTTTTGCCCGTCGCAGGCCGCGCCGCAATCACGATCAGCTTGGGGCCGTGCAGTCCGCCGAGGCGTGCGTCCAAGTCGCGCAGGCCCGTCGGAGCGCCCACGGTCACGCCACTGTCGCGACGGCGCCGGATCTCGACAATCGCCTGCTCCGTGGCGTCGTAGACCTCGCTGAAGCGCTTGGCGCTGCCGGTGTTCGACGCAGTGGCCGTCGTCAGCCGCTGCGACATCATCGCCACCAACTCTGCCGGGCTGTCGGTGAACGCGCGTTCCGCTACGTCGCACGCCAGTTCAATCAACGCGCGGGCCTGGGCCTTCTCGCGGACGCGGCCGGCGTAGTGACGCCAGTTCGCTGTACCGGTGCCACTCGCCAGAAGGTCTGAGAGTTCGGTCAGCGTCTCCGTGGTCGCTTCCCCGCGCCGCTGCAACTCGGCATTGAGCGCGATCCAGTCCATCGGCTGCCGCGCCTTGTGCAAGCTGGCCAGCGCCGCGAAATAGTCTCGGTGCGTCAGCCGGAAAAAGTCTGTCGGTGACAGCATCGCGAAGATGTCCCACGCGGCCTTGTCGTCGACCATCAGCGTGCGCAGGACGTACTCCTCGGACGGGATGCACATCGGGGGATCTTTGCGGGTCATCACAGGTCGTCCGGTAGCAGCGTGGTGGTCGGGGAAACGCCGTTGATCGAGGTGCCGGCAGGTAGCCAATCCGCGTTGAAGCCCTGCCAGCCGCGCTCAACGCAGATGCGGATCGCATCGGGGACTCGCATTCGCGCTTTCCCAGCCTCGCGCTTGATTCCCAACATCGCGTGAGGTGTGAGCGGAGCTTTTTTGGCTTTGCGAACGGCCAGAAAGTCCCGAGCTAAGTCAGGCGGCACGTCTTCGGCCGCCAAGAGTTCAAGCGCCGACGGCGCGCTATCTTTTCTTTTAGACGGAGACGGAAACGGAAACGGAGACGGAGACGGAGACGGAGCATTGCTAGAAGCCACAACGTTTGTGCTAGTAGCATTGCTAGTAGCATCAACATCAGCATTGCTAGTAGCAGTGCTAGTAGCATCGTTGTCAGTTTCAACAGCAGTGCTATCAGTGGCTGGTGCTTGCTTCCCAGCATTGCGAACAGCAGCGTATTCAGGCACCGCACGATCGGCCGCCGCTTCGCCGTGATGACGCCGCGTTGCGTTCCAACGAGCCTTCGCAGAGCGCTGTTCAGCGCCAGCAGCCCATGGATTGTGTTCTGCCCAATCGTGGACGGCATATGCGCCCGGCTGGCCGTCGATGAAGCGAACATCGACCAGCATCTGGACAAATGCGCCCTCGTCGCCTTCAAAGCCGGCCGCAATCTCGATGTCTTCGGCCGTCATACCCGACAGATCGCCGTCTGGCTTGTTCTGCGAAACCCACAGCAGCAGGCAGACGAGGTTCCACGCTGCCGCTTGCCCGCCGCGCTTGATGAGCTTCTTCGTCTTCGGATGAGACGGCAGCCCAACGCTGATGCGAGCGTCGACGTTCAAGCCGCCACCCGCGCCATGCGAAGCACGTCCACCGCCTTCACCACAGCCGGCCGGCGCATGTCGCGCAGCTCGATCAGGCGGTCGCTGATAGCGCGGGCCTCGTCAGCCGTCACCACGCCGTCAACGTCAGCCAGTGCGGCCTGAATGTCGCGCTCCAGCGATTCGTCGGCAGCGTTGGCCAGCCCGAGCCGGCGCAGTTCGATCACGTCGTCGAGGAAGCTCATGCCGCGTTCTCGAGGTGTGCCAGTTCGGCCCGCAGCGCGGCTTTGCGCGTCTCGACCGGATCGACGTACAGCTCGACGCCTTCGCGCAGCGCGGCCAGTTGCAGCGTGGCCAGCGAGCCGGTCACCTTGCGGATCGCCTCGAGCTGCCGCTGCTGCCACGGCCGCTTGCCGTTGAGCAGCAGGCTCATGTAGCTGGCCGTCACGCCGATGCGGTCCGCCAGCATTTCCTGCGAAAGCCCGGCATGACGCGCCGACAGCCGGACCGCATCCGACATGTGCCGGCACAGTCGAATCTCTTGGGCCGGGTGCTGGTATTTGGGCGGTGCGGTCGGTCCAAGGAGCGGCATGGAGTGCTGGTGCATGACTGACCTCAACAGGGATCAACAGTGGTTGACAGAGCCATGGCTGACGATGCGAGCCATGACGACGACGAATAGAAAGCGCCCCGGAAACCCGGACGAGTGCCAGCCGCAAACGCGAGGGAGGAGCGCGCACAGGGGGAGCAGCTGGCGGGGGAAGACATCACCGAACGGCCACGGTGCAGCCAGACAGCCTGCTGGTACGCTGTGGGTTCCTACGCCACACAACGCACCAGCAGGAGCCGGAAATGACCAATGCAACGAGGATCGGCATGGATTCGTTCACGATCAGCCGAGTCGGCGATCACAGCCGCCACGTCCGCTACGAATCGGCGGTCGTATGCCAGAAGGACGGGCTTCAGGAGACAGTTCAGATATCTGTCTTGCTTCCAGCCGGCCAGACGGATACAGCAGCACTTCTAGACGCAGCGGTTCGCCGCTCAATGGAAATCCTGCAAGCGGTGATAGAGCCTGCACCTGGCACGTAACCGTCACCTCGAAGCTTGATGGCTTCTTCGCCCAGTACGCATCGTTGCGGCGCTTTTGCTCAGCGGCGCGAATGTCCGGGTCATCACCGAACAACCGGGCGAGGGAGTTAACTTCCTCAAAGCCCTCAACCAAAGCTGCCGCGATCTTGTTATGGTCGGGCATATCAAGCTGCCTTCTGCTGTTCCGCCTTGCGGCGTGGTTTGGGGGCCGGCCCGAAGATGTCGGGACGCAGTTCGTAGCGGGTCACGCCGGTGGCGGACTCAACGTCGAGAACACGCTCAGCAGGGACGCGGCCGCGCGCCTTCCAGTTGCAGACGACCTGAGGGCTGACGCCGACCTTGCGAGCAAAGTCAGACAAGCCGCCGCTGGTCTCGATTGCTTGTTCGAGTGGTTTCATGCGGCCAGCTTAACACCGCGTGAATTTAAAACGCAACACAGCGTGAAGCTGGCTTTTCACGATCCGTTTAGTGTTTCGCCATGAACCTAGGCGAACGATTACTGACAGGCCTGCTGGCGATGCAGTCGAGCAAAGGCTGGAGCGAAACGGCCGTTGCCTCTGAGGTCGGGGTGACCGCGCAGGTCTGGAGCAACTGGAAGAAGAGAGGCGCCGTTGCCAAAGACGGATACGAGCGCGTGCTTGAGCGATTCCCAGAGCTCTTCTCAGGCCGCGCCGCGGCCGTTGTGTCGTTCGATCAGATCAGGTCTAACGCAGCCGATGCGCCCAAGCTAAGAGGGGCGCGCGCCATTCCGGTAGTCGGACGGGCGCGCGGAGGGGACAACGGTTACTTTGAAGAGGAAGGCTATCCGGTGGGGTACGGCAGTTCCTACGTTTCACACGGAACTCGAGACGCCAACGCTTTCGCCCTGCGGATTGAAGGGGACTCTATGCGGCCACGGATCAGGCATGGCGAGTTCGTGGTCATTGAACCCAACGCGACCTACAGTCCAGGCGACGACGTTTACGTCGCGCTGAAGGACGGCCGCAAGTTGGTCAAAACGCTCGGATGGCAGAGGGATGGAATGACGATGCTGCTGTCAGTCAACGACAGCGAGGCGCCTATATCGGTGTCAAATGAGCACATCGAGTGCGTGTATCGTGTCGGAGGCATCCTGCCGACAGGTAGCGCTTTTGAGCCGTGAAACGCGCCTGACCGCGCGCCGCCATGCTGCCGACAATATCAAGCAAGGCATCCCGCCTTGCACAAGCAGGGGAAAGCAAATGATGAAGCTGATCGCGGGTCTTTTCGTGGCCGCTGTTGTCACCGGCTGCGCCAGTCAGGCCGGACCGTTCGTCACTGGCATTTCGAGCGACGGCCGGGGCGGCATTGTGGTCGAGAAGTGCATGGTCCGACTGGATCGGATGATCAATACGGTTGAGGCGTCGAGCTGCACCAATTCCAATATCGCGTTGACGGCAACCCGGCCGCCAGAGCCGGCCCCGGCCAAGTAACCGCATCACCGAACCCCGCCTGGTGCGGGGTTTTTTCAACGGAATGATGACAAACGGTAAATGGCCAAGGGGGCTGTCATGAACGATCTTGAAACCGTATCGATTCGGTACGACGGACTTGATGCTGAACGTCATGAAATCGAACTTGCCGCGCTTGGCCAGTCGTTGCAGGGGATGGCGAAGATAATTTCCGTCTCAGGGCACTTCTGTATCACCCAAGAATACGCCAAGCAGATGCAAGTTCTGCAGGTCAGGACCGTCCTGAGAGAGACGCGCGCCAATTGTTTCACCGTCGATGCAGTGCTGCAGTTCGTCAAGAATCAGGGGTTGTTTGAGGGATTCGTTGGCGCTTTACTAACTGCTATCATCGGCTACGTATTTCACAAGCGAAGCGGCAACGCTGAAGAAATGAAGGCTCTCAAGGATTCCCTTGATGTGGCGATTCGGGAACTGGGAAACCGAGACCAGAGGGTTGTTGATCGCCTGCTGTCAACCATCGACAAGATGGCCGACTCGCTTCAGCCCGCCGTTCGGCAAGCCATCACGCCCATCGGCCCCAGCTGCCAGTCGATCACCGTCAATGGTGGCCGCCCCGTCAACGAAAAGGATGCCGCAGCAATCCGAGCGGCGGCTCCCGATTCAATCACAGAGGTGCGTGATTGGAGCGTTCTGGTGACCGAGTTGGATATCGAAAACGGCACGGCTCGGGTTCGCTTGCTGCCCGTGGACGATGCAGACGATAGGCGGGTTAGGGCCCGGATTACTGATCCGTCGCTCGGGATATTGAACAATCGATACAGCGAGTCCCTCCATTTTGGGCGACCGTTGATCGTCACTGCCAAAGCCGCTTTGGATGACGGTGATGTCAAAGAGCTTTACATCAGCGACGCGCGACCTTTAGTCTGACAGGGCGCGAGCTTCCAACTGTTGCCATTGACCGACCCCGCCATGTGCGGGGTTTTTTATTGGCCGTCACTTATCCCGCGTGATCACCTGCAACAGCGCTTTGACGATCTCCGTCTGCGGTAGCGCAATCTGAACTGGGGAATCGTCCTTGCTCGGCTTATCGGCTACCAACTTGGACAGCATCATGCCAAGCGACAGCGGAACGGAAGCCAGGACTACCAATGCGACGATGACGAGGGCAACGGCCTGTGGACCTGCGGCGATGATGCTGGCCAAGTGGCACGGGTGACAGAACATCCAACCGATGGCGACTAGCAAAGCCGTCAGGTAAACACCTGCTGCGATAAAGGCGCCGACGAAAAGCGTCTTCTGGTGAGAACGCTTTTGCTTGTCCGCCTCAAGAGCTGATGCGACATCTTGGCTTAAAGGTAGCGGCGCCGGGTCGGTGCCAAGGTCGGGTTCTTGCACTAGACCAGGCGCAGCGACTTGAGTTTGAAGTGCATCGCAGAGGTCGACACGTCGAACTTCTTGGCCAGATGTTCCAGAGAGGTCCAGCCCTCAGTGATGACGAAATGCTCGACCCAGAAGTCGGGCATGAGCAGATGCGCGGCAAATCGGTTGGCCGACACCTCGGCTAGGTCGGGGTTGCTCATGCGGAACGCGTTGGACGTGTCACGGTTGCGGGTGCCGTGGCCAAGTACGTGATGCCCGAGTTCGTGAGCGATGGTGAACCGCTGGCGGACCCGCGCTTCTGTGCCGTTGTAGTAGATCGTCGGCGGTACTTCGTCAGCCTGATACAGCCCACTGGCCGTCTCGAACGGGCTCTCGAACTCAGCAACACGCACGCCAATCTGCCTGGCGATATCAATCGGATCGATGGCAGGGCCGCGACCAGCCCAGTGCCTCCGAACCAGTTGAAGTGCAAGCTTTGATTCGTTCATTGGCGGGGATACGGCGTCTTACGTAATCGGCTTACCACTGTATGGCTTCTGTGCGGAAACGCAACAAGAGGCCGACACCCGGCAACACCACCGCCACCCATCCAGCCCCGCAACCGTTCGTCGGGGACTGTGACGATATTCACATCGTGACGCCCTTTTTATTCACGCGGCGTTGACACCGGACCAAACACCGTGTGTAATACACCCATCAGCAACACAGATGGGGAACGAGATGGAACAGGGGCAGACGGTACGCATCAAGTACGGATTCCACGCCGGCCGGCTCGGCGAGGTGGTCCGCATCGACGGCCGCTTCGTCGTGATCCGCACGCAGTCCGGCGTCGTGACGATCAACGCCGCGCATGTCGAGGTGGCGTGATGGACTTCGATCCTGTCGTCGCCGATACGGCCCGCTACTACGCGGAAGAAGCCCGCGAGCACGCCCGCGCTGACTTCGTCGAGTCTCGGACTGCTGAGATCCAGGCCGCGATCTTGGCCAGCGACTCGGAAGTCGAAGCGCTGCTGGATCAGATGTTCGCCAACGATGCCATCAGCGACGCCGTGATGGTCGCCTGCTACCGGGGCAACGTCGCACCGCTGCAAGCCGTCATCCGTGCCGAAGCGCTCGCCGAGGCCAAGTGCCGCGCTGACGCCGAAGCGCTCCGGGGCGGCAAGTGAGCGCCGCCGTCATCAACACGGCGCTGATGCTCTGCGCGATGACGATGGGGCTGATGCTGGCCACCGCTATCGCCGCGACGCTCGGCAGCCCGCTGTTCGGCGCTTGCTTCCTGACGGCCACCGTCAGCGGCTGTGTTGCCGCGATGCTGTTCTGGCTCGCCGACCACTTGGAGCCGTCGGAATGAACCGCCCCGGCCAACTCTCGCAGCCGGTTCGCATGTCGGTCGGCTACCACGTCTCCCGCGCTGCCCGCCGCATCGGCTGGGCGCTCGTCTACACCGCTGC